CAAGTCGCCATGGTTCTACAAAATGAACTACTAGGCACACAGGATGTAAAAATTCGCGAACAGCTGGGCACCGGAGCCATACCTAGAAGCTGTATCGTAACAGATACCATGCGGTCCGACGGTGCCAACTGTATGGGTGTAGAAATCCTACATCCGCGTGGCAAGAGCTATCTCCTGTTTGCCAACTACACACAGGAAGTGCGTCAGATGCAGGGTTTCAAACTGAACCTGGCTGTATTTGATGAACAACCACCAGATGATTTCTTTAGTGAAATTGTGACCAGAACCGCAACTACACAGGGCAAGATTCTATGTTCGTTTACACCCCTAAAAGGACTCAACGGCTTGGTAAGCAAGTTCTGGAATAGAGAAGATGGTTACGATTTTATCCGTGTGGCCTGGAGCGATGTGCCTGAATATGATCCCTGGGGTGAACCATTCTTGTTGGCCGAAACTCGAGCACAGTTAGAACGCGATTACCTACCACACGAGCGTGAAGCTCGTATTGCAGGTAAACCTGTAATGGGACAAGGCGCTGTGTTCCAAATTCGTTCGTGGCCCACCTATGCCACCGGCGACTACAATTTTAGAGAAATGAACAACATTTACCGAATCATAGCCTTAGACCTGGGCTTGGTCAACGACAAGACTGTGATCAGCCTAATGTATTGGAATCCTGTGGAGCGTGAAGCCTGGTTGCATCGCCAGATCTGTGTGACCGGCTTGGAAGAAGCCAATCCTACCAACTATATCAATCATTTAATGCGACCCGAAGTGTTTGGCACACCCATTGTGCTACCGCCCGATGCTGGCACAGCAGGCCGCTACACCATGAGTGCTCTCAGCATACGACAGTTATTCGAGCAATACGAACTCAATGTATGGCCTCGACCCATAATGAATCCACCGGATGATCAAGGCAGGACCACCAATCACAAGGCCTTCGGCATCAATATCATGCGTCAAATGTTGGAAGCCGGCACCTTGCATGTGAATGAAAACTGTCAGGATTTCCTGCGTGAAGCGCAAAACTACTATGTGGATCCACAGGGTCGATTCAGTGATCCTGATGACTGCATTGATTCGGCACGCTATGCCTTGTTGGGTTGTCTCAATGACATAGCCGAACCTTGGGACAATAGAACACCTCAACAGCGCCTGGCTAGCTATAGAGACCAGGTGCGCAAACCTGAGCCTAAATCCAGCGAATGGAAGCGGGTCTTTGATCCCAACAACTAAATATACAATACACAAAGGTTACATAAATGCTGAACATACGCAACAAGGTCGTAAGCCAATTAAACACTACAAATGCTCAAATGAGCCGTTTTGTCAAGTTGAAGAATCAGCTGGATACCAAAATGGCCAGCTACCTGCGTTATCTCGGAACAAAAAATGCAGTCAACCGTGCCAGTGATTATCACTATCTCATGCTGGCAGTTTGGGATTCAACAGCACCGGTAAACGGCATTGACTATATTCACCCTGTGGTAAAACCCGCAGTGGACTATGTGACTGCTGTGATCAACAAGGGTCTAGCACCCAATGGTGAAATCAACTTTGATTTTGTGCCCGATACCGACGAAGACGATACAGCCGCCCGACAGGCTACTGAAATGGTCAGCAGAATTATAAATCAAGAAAACGATCCACACTTTATTTTACAGCGTTGGATTATGGATGCCTGCCTACACAAAAATGGCATGTTGATGATTCTGCCGGTGCGTGAACAAGTAGTGCGCTATGTGGAAATACAAGGCACCACAGATCAGCTCAAGGCTTTTGAACAACAGGCCATAGATGGTGGCCTAACACCCTTGCGTCAAAGTCGTCGTCGTGTGCGTGTGGACCTGGAGCAGGTCATGCGAGAAACACAACAATTTGTGCAAGGCCTGCCGGCTGCACAGCACGAAGAAATTCTTAATACACGACTCAACAATGCTCAAGCCAAAACTACAGACCTGGATGCCGAAGATGAAACTCCTGACAGCATAGAATTAACACAGGGTGATGATGCCATACAGGACAGCATCAACAGAAATACCATTTACGCAGCCAAATACAAGCTGACTGGTTTTAGTTTAAAAATCAAATTCCGTAACATTGCACAACACTACTGGATCTGCGATCCCACTGTGCAAGAAATGAAAGACCAAGTGTTCTGTGGATTTTACGATCCCATGAGCATACAAGAAGCTGTGCAGTTGTATCCACAACTGCAGGATCACATGGAGGAATTCCGTGAATATGCTGAATACAATCAAAACGGTGCATACCAAGCTGGGTCAGTGCTTAACAATCTCGCTATACATGCTCGCGACAGTGTTCCTGTCATGGGCATTCCTGTGGAGTCTGGCGTTGGTGCTGATCCAGATTCAAGACAAGTCAGTATTGTTACTGTCTGGGACCGCTACGACATCGACGGCGACGGCGAACTTGAACTGTGTGAAATTGTTTTTAGCGGGCAGTTTATCCTGTCAGCCAAAGAAGTAGAGTTTGTTCCGGTGGCCAACATGTGCCCCAAACCACTTCCGGGCAACTTCTACGGCATGAGCGTGGCTGAATCGGTAGTGCCAGCACAAGAATACTGCACAGCGGCTAGCCGTGCTGAAATCATGCTGGGCCTACAAACAGCAACTCCAAGACTGGGTGTCAAACCCGACCGTGTGGACTTTGAAATGTTGCAGGATGGCGAAGCGGCCATATTTGTTTTGGATACCAAATTTGATCCTGCAACCGATGTGTATCCTATGCCCATGCCATCAGGCAACTTACAGTTTATCGACAATGCCATGAGCCGCATGCAACAGGACACACAGGCCCTGATTGGCATGACACAGCCCGGAGATGTATTCAATCCCGAAGTGATGGCCAGTGGCAATTCGGGCGAAAAGCTACAGATGGCCTTGGGTCCCAATCAGATCATACAGGACAATGCTGTGCGCAATGCTGCCGATGGACTCAAAGAAGCCATTTGGTTGGTCTGGCGCACACTTATACAGTATGGTGATGACTACGGTGTCAAAAAATTGGCACAGATGTTCCATCCAGATCACAAACCCGAATTTCTAGATTACAAGGCCTGGGATGACATGAACTTTTGCGAACGCAAACAGATCCATATTGAATTGGCGTTAGGCATGTTATCGGAAGAAAACCGTGTGGCACGCCAACAGGCCATTATACAGGCACAAACAGGCCTATACAACACAGTGCAGGGCATGGTCATGGCCGGCACCATGACTGAACCCATGTATGCCAAGGTCAAGAAACCCTATGCCGACATACTTTATACTCTGGGCATCAAAGATTGCGATAACTACTTGCCTACAGATGATGAGGTCAAGCAGATGATTGCACAGGCACAACAAGCAAGCGCACACAAACAACCTACTCCGGCCGAGCAAAAAGACTTGGCCACCGCACAACTTACACAGGCCAAAACCAAAGAAGTCATGGCCAACACAGCCGGCACCAGTGCCAAACATCAACTGGATTATATGGCCATGGCCAAGGGTGACGAAAAGGTCTTTAACTAATGATAACACCGGAAGCCATTGAAAGTTTCAACAGTCGCTTGACTGTAAATCTCAACAATATCAAAGAGATGAAACCAGCTGACCAGGATCGAGTAAAAAACCTGGGCAGTCAGGCCGAAGCCCTGCTGAAAAATCGAGAACTGGCTTTTTTTATACATCAATTCAAATTTGAAACCGCAGATGCCCTGACCAGCATTTCGGGTCACACCGCAGATGACAATGCTCGGCGAGTAGCCTTGAGCAATCAGCTGGCCGGCATAGAAGAATTCATTAAATCACTGCAGAGGGCAGTGTATATGAAAAACAGGGTGGTAACTCTACAACAGGAGCCCGCCTCTAAACCTAAGGAAGACACTAATGTCCGAACAACTTATCACGCCTAATGCCCCCGAAGGCACGGCCACTGATGCAACCGTAGTTCCATCTTATGATTCAATTGCCGCTAAAATGGCCGCCATGCGCGAAAGCACACAGCGTAACCTATTGCGTCAATCAGAAGATACTACAACAGGTGAATCAGCAGAGGCAAACGCTGAAACCCCTGTGGCACCCAACGAGCCAGAAATCACATCCGCCGAACTCACCGATATTGATGCCGTCGATCAGGACGAGCCCCAGGAACCTGAACAGGAACCGGTAAGCGAATCCACAGAATCGAATTCCAGCACCGATGAACTTATTGACTTTATAGAATTTGCAGAAACGAACCCGAACGCCAAGTTCAAATTCATGCGCAATGGTAAAGAAATGGTCATTGATGCCAAGCGAGCAGCCAGTATTTTAGGACAAGGTGGTGCGATACACGAAGAAGCAAGACAGTTAAAGATCCAGCGAGCCGAATTTGATGAGTTTCTAAAAGAACAACAAGCACAACAGGCTGGCCTGACCTTGGCAATGGAATTTACAGTTCAACCACAACTGCAACGAGCCTACGATGAAATCGTAAAAACTCAAGGATATCAAACCACATTTCAACAACAGTTGGCCTCCACACAAGATCCCGCACAACGGGCTCGAATTGAAGCCAGTATGCAACAGAATGAGCGTTATATCCAACAACAGGGCCAGTTGATCAATCAGATCAAACCCAATATTGATGAGTTCAAGCGTATGCGTAGTCAACAGGTGGCACAGGTTTTAGAAACCAACCGCAAGAGTTTTACCGACAAGGAGTTGCGAAACGAATATGTCTACAACGAACTGAGT